GTCGTATTCCAAAATGGAATCCCGCGATTATTGAAAATGAGAAAAAGCGCATTTGTGATAAAAGCGGATGCACTTATTTAGACGACTTGATTACATGTGTTCATATAATACAATTAAAGCTTTTGACGGCCGTTCGCGCAGGGACAAAGCAGAAGAAGGTAGATATTCAAATTCCAAAATTTGAGGACTTCATTCATAAAGTTTATATACACGTCGCAAGAAAGATTTATAAGAATGTCTATTTATTTGAGACAAATATCCCACCGCTTCAAACGCAAAAGAATCACAGAGAATTGGAAGTAATCATACAAGAATGTATCTTGAACGCTGTTAGAGAAAGTATTCCGATTGATATGATTTTGCGCGCATATTTGGATGAAACTACCGAAGATGATGTTGTGGAAGAAATCAAAGAAACACCCATGCCAGACGATAACATTTCTCAAGGTATTAGCTCTGCGCCTGTCGTGCAATCAGATGTCTCGCCAATGTCGTCCAAATTAAGTTTTAACAATGTGGACATGGCCATTGATATGAATAACAAGGAAGAACAAATCAGTGCTCCAAAGGATATCGCGCGACTAGAAGAGCTAAGTAATATACGCAACGAACAACGAAAGTTGGAGACGGACGATGACGAAGATGGAACTGATAGTTCAGGCGGTAAAATACAAATATTCAACGAAAATATCAGTTTGGGTCAGTTGGACGTCCACGATATTGAACCACAACGTCTAGAAATTATTCCTGATTTGTTAATCGACGATATTGAAGTTTTAGGTTAAAATATGCGTAAAATTGTTATGAAAGATTGTCCATGTAAAATATACATGGACAATATATATATTATCTCGGGAATTATAGCATTCGTATTTTTTTTAGGAAAGTTTATTGAGATGCGATTTGTCGAGAGAGAAAGTAAGCCTCTAAAAATGATAGTGAAGGACACGTTATTGGTATATGTTTGCACAATCGTGGCTTTTATGATATTAGAACAATTAAAACCCATCATACAAGAATCGACTGGTGGCGCTCCGATTACTCAAATTGCATTCACGGATAATCCGTCATTTTAAGCAGCTATCGCCCAGTCCAAACCTTTACTAATGGTTTAGGTATGTGTTTGTAATTTGCACAATAGGCGTCAAAAGAATATCCCCATTTTTGATATTTCCAAATGTCTCCCAAGAGAGACGGATTCTTATGTAATATTGGTGATTCTGTATAAAATATACTGCCCATTACACGCTCCAATGAACATCTATCCGTTCGAGTCAATACATGTTTTAATAAAGCCCAAAGGTTATACTTTTTTTGGATCATGGAGAGAAAATTATGATTAATGTAACTTTGTACTCCAAAACAACCATACCAAATATCAGATGACTTAAACGAAAACATGCTTTCATTTTCGGGCGCCAATTTGAAATGAATCGCATCTGCGTTATCAAGATAAGTGGATAATCGCGCGCAGTTCCCCATATTTTCATTGTAATCAAAATGCCACAAAGGGAGAACATTTAACTTGCTGAATTTTTCAAAGTGAATTCGTTTGTGGAAAAATACGCTGTCGTGCAATATAACCGCATTGTTAAAGTATTTATTTTTATGGAAATAGTAGTATGGCAACAATTCTCCTCTGCCAGGATACTCGGATTTCACAATTAAGATATTTTTGTAGTCGAAATCTGCCTTTACAAAGTCTTCATTGCTATTGTCGTCAATAATGACTATTTTTCTAAATGGATAAAATCGTCGTATGCTTCTTACAGCATGGTTCCAATATTTATTGGTTTTTTCGGAATTGACGTGCCTAGTAATAATAAATCCGTATGATGACATTAACTCAAGATATTATATTATAATTATACGAGATAAATATTTTGGCAGCAGCCATTAAAGTATAATAAAATTTTTACAAATATTTTTATTATACATTGTTAATTATTTACACATATGACGGATATTCATCAATATTCATCACCTTTTCATTTCCAGGTATTTGTTTCTTGGGAAATGTAAACGCGTTAAACTCCTTGCGTTCCAATTGGGCTTGAGGAGTATGCTTATGCACGCATCTCGCAATCATTTTGTATAACTTGAAATCAGGATATCTATCCGCACCATTATTCTTGTACAAGACGTTCAATCCATTATCATCCAAGCACCACTCAACTATGATTCTTGTTATGGTATCGCATTTGCTTAAATCCTTGATACTATCCATATCATCGACCAAATAATCAAACATGGAACAGGCCAATCTGCATAAATCGAAACTATAATTCGGCTCCAAACGCGGTTTTTTCTCGTTGAAATAAGGCTCAATGTTGTATTGTGTAGCCGCATCGCCACCAAAACTAAAGCTGTCGCTGCATAAAAGCTTTCCATCGTATTTATAAATACCTCGTCCGAAATCTATGATTTTGAATATTTTACCAAATGTCGGAACACGATAATACTTGTTCTTGAAACAATAATATATGAATTTCTTATCCGTTGGTACATACATTACATTATTCGTATGTAAATCATTGTGCGTAAATGCAAATACTTTTTGATAGGTAATTAACGTCATGATAATTTGCATCAATGCGGACATCCAATGAATTTCGTCCATGTCAGTTTTCAACATGAGATTATCCAACGTATCTTGACATTGTTCCATGCAAATAACTTGCACAGGATATTTCGGAAATGTTACATTTATACATTCATCCTCGCTGGAATCACCCTCTTCATCATCGCTATTTTCATCGGTCCATTCATCTGTGGAGTTCTCATCGCCGCAACTATCCGAGTCTCTCGTATGACTTGTTCTAGAAGAGCATGAGCTGTCTGAATCTACAGACTCGGAATTATGCGAACTGAGCGTATTAAGCGCAAATGTTTCCATACTCAATTCTTTCAAGTTATCAGTAGTTAATGCAAATACGCTGTCATCCGTTTGAGAAGTATCAAATACTTCATTAAATAGTATATCTTCTATCGGGTCAATTGAAAAACTACAATCCTTCCCAGTTGCGTCAATTTTAATAGCAGGGAGATTCTTCTTACTTGTATCATCATCAAAGAGAGAGCTATAATCTTCAATCTGAAATAGTTGGTTTTTATTCTTGTTGAAAAAATCAGACTTGATCAAATAGTCCAAGTCGTCATAAACATTGAGTTTAAAGTTATTTTTAATAGACAAGAATGAACCATAAAACTCTATGCCATGTACGAATCCATGCTTAACCAACAATTGACTTGTTAGATGAGAGAAAAAGCTATCCACGTAAGCCGAATTATTCACATCTAATATTTTTGAATTGACAGAAGATGATGTCGAATTTATGGAAGGCAAATTCATTAATGAACTATCCGTTACATCGTATTTGCCAATCAAATACTTTATTGGGTCTAATAAGGGAGCCATTTTACAAAAGACATTTTTGGGTTTCAGTTTGAGTTGGTCGTCGGTGGAATTTTTCAATGAACACTTGTATAGATTTTGATTGCCCTCGACATTGTTAATCACGTTGGTAATATACAAGCTGTGATTTAAATTGACACTATTAAAATTTGTCTCATTTAACGTCATTAGTTTAGTATAAATTGGAATATAGTTCTGTGTCTGAACTAAATCGAATCTTTCTAAAGATTTGAATAGTTCAGTGTTTTTACGCTTCTTGTAGTTGACTATATCGTTCATATACTTCGCATTTAGAAAATGTGGAAGGGATTCAACGCAATAGAATCTAATGTATGGTGCAATCAGTGCGTTGAATCCCGTACACTTTTTCTAAAATGAATTATATATAACAGAAGATATGACATTAGAATTAAAAAGATTTGATATGAAAAGTATAAGTTTTAAACCAAATGAAAGCAAGGGTCCCGTTGTGGTGCTTATCGGACGTCGTGATACCGGTAAGAGTTTCTTAGTTCGCGACTTGCTATATTATCATCAAGACATACCTATTGGCACAGTGATTTCAGGAACAGAAGAAGGCAACGGGTTTTATAGTAAAATGGTGCCAAAACTTTTTATTCATAATGAATACAATACTGCAATCGTTGAGAATATCCTAAAGCGTCAGCGGTCAGTTCTGAAACAAATCAAAAAGGAAGTTGAAACATTTAAGCGTAGCACAATAGACCCGCGCACATTTGTCATCTTGGATGATTGTTTGTATGATAATACGTGGTCTCGAGACAAGATGATGCGCTTGTTGTTTATGAATGGGCGTCATTGGAAAGTCATGTTAATAATTACTATGCAATATCCTTTGGGTATTCCGCCGGCACTTCGTACAAATATTGATTATGTATTTATTTTGCGTGAGCCGTATATTGCAAACCGCAAGCGTATTTTTGAAAACTATGCAGGTATGTTTCCCACATTTGAATCATTTTGTCAGGTGATGGACCAGTGCACAGAAAATTATGAGTGTTTGGTCATTAACAACAATGCAAAATCAAATAAACTACAAGAACAGGTTTTTTGGTACAAGGCCGATTCACACAATGATTTTAAGTTGGGATCAAAAGAGTTTTGGGAACTTTCAAAGGATATGCACTCTGATGATGAAGAGGAAAAGTATGACCCTGGCAATAGTAAGAAAAAGGGTGCTGGACCAAAAATAAGTGTGAAAAAAACAAAATGGTAATGGTAAATAGTTGAGGCGGGGTGGGGTTTAGCATGATTTAGGTTGGTGAGAAGGATAGATATTGTAAATTAGTTAAAATCTTATATTTTAAGTAATTTATTTTATAAAACATGGCGGACGATTTGCACGACGGACTTGTTGATAATACACTTGTAGAAAAGACCATATTATTTTCAGTTGGACATAGATGCACTTCTGCATCTCTCATCAAAGAGATGAAACACAAGTTTGAAACCTATCCCTTTGACTGGGTTGTATCAAAATTGGACGTATTGGTGCATTGTATCGAGACGGATTTTAAAGAATATTTGCGGGTAGAAAATTATGTTGATAAAGAAACAGAGACATTTAATTTATGCGATGATGTTAAGACGCACGTTTGTAATGAAAATATTGTTTATAATAAATATTATGAAGACGAATACATCCCCGATAAACTAGAAAATAAAATTGGAACGTATGGAATGAAACTCGCTATGACCCATCATGATATCCGTAAAGAAATCGATTATCAATATTTTCAACGATGTATTGAGCGATTTAAAAAGGTCCTTTCTTTACCTCAACAAAAATTTTATTTGTACGTACATCCTATCATGGGAATGGCCGATTATGAAGCAAATGTTGGGTATGGAGGGTTATTGGACTATTTTAACGCCTTTTCTGATTATTTAAAAACAAGAACTGCCAACGCCGTTGGAATCTTTTTTGTGGTAGTTAAGAATCAGGAGAGAAAAGGAGAGACCGAAGTATTATTTGAAACCGATGATATTGTTGTGCATACATTATTTGCCAATCAAGACTTGATTGATGGTGGTGGTGTCTATAGCGGCGATTTTTACACGGAGCAATTCAAGATGTTAGTAACTATTGACTCTATCATCGCAAAAAGAAAGGAATTATTCAAAAATAAAACTGGCAAATGGTCAGCTAGCCCCAAGGAGTTGGAAATGTCTTAATTTAGCTCCTTGTGCGATTCTTTCTAGATTTATTTTTCCTGCGTAGTTTGGTTTGACGAGTTTTGTATTTTCTTCCACCAGATTTCTTACTAGGCGCAAACCATTCATTCGTAAGACCCCATGCGGTTGCCTTATCTAGTCCTATTTTTTCATCGAATACTTTTTGTAGTGCTTGTTGTCTAAGTGGGGCTACAAGGCGGTCTTGTGCTGTTTGAAAAAATCTATAATGATAGTTATCTCTTGGATTAGTATCGGAATCGATAAGTATATCCTGCCCTGACCTCCAAGGACCGGTACCAGGAGCTACTATTTTAAATTTCATAAAAGAAGTATCATATTCCTCCCTCCAGCGTTCCTTAAACCTAGCTAAACTCGTATTTATAAGTTTATGTGGTGCGCCATGTCTTAATCTGCCGTATGCTTCTATTCTGTATACTTTTCCTATTTCTAGCTGGTCTGGTGTTAATTCACCTTTTGATATTTGCTCCTCGTCAGCCATTATATATATATAAATATTATATCATTTAATTGGGTTGCTTTTCCTAGGATAGAATATAATATGTAATTTTGCATATTATATTTTGTATTAATTTTTATCATGTTAATCTACGTGTTTTAATCATTCTTCTTGGACGCAAATGGTCCGCTGATTAACTGACTTTGTCCATTGTCAGACTTGCCGACAATAATATTTTCGCCCTCAAACAA